TGGTTGGATGGGACGGCCAGCCCGGAGGCGCGGGCGCGCTTGACCAGGCCGTCGATGGAGGCGGTTTCGGCCAGCCGGGCCTTGACGTCCCGGACGCTGGCGCCGCTGCGGATCAGATTGGCGGCCAGATGGCCCTGGCCGCCAGCGGCGCACAGTTCGGCGATGCGGGCGGCGCGGGCGCTGGTGTCGCCTTCCTCTTCCTCCTCCTCCTCTTCCGGGTTTTCCTGCGTGTTCCCGGGGGTGCCGTCCTCGTTGTTTTCGTCTTCGGGATCGGGGGTGGCGGGCTTACCGGCGGCCAGGAGGGCGCCGGGAGCGGTGGCGGTTACGGGGGTGGCGGGGGCGCCGATGGCGGCGGCCCCGCCGGTCTGACGGCGGGCCATGGGGGTGTTCTCCTTCGCGGGGGTCCGGGTGGGGGTGGTGAGACTGGCGGCCAGCGCCGCCAGGGTGGCGTCGATGGGCTCGACGGCATCGGCCAGTCCGGCATCCAGCGCGGCGGCGTCCTGGTACACCGCCCCTTCGGTCGCCAGGACCGCGTCCAGGGGCAGGCCGCGCATCGATGCGACGCTGCGCGCGAACTCCTCCCGCGCCGCGTCCAACTGGGTCTGGATATCGGCGCGGTCGGCGGCGGACAGGGGGGCGTGGCCCCAGCCCTGGACCTTGCGGGCGCCGGAATAGAGGGCGGTGTATTGCAGGCCCTGGGCGGCATCGGCGGCGGCGCGGTTGATGTGCATGGTGACCATGCCGATCGATCCCGCCAGTCCCAGGCGCGGCAGGCTGAAGCGGCGGCTGCCCGCCGCCAGGGCATAGGCCGCCGAGGCCGCCATGCTGTTGGCGTGCGCCCACACCGGCTTGCGGGCGTCGAGGGCGCGGATCTTGTCGGCGGTGTCCAGCATGGTGGCCGCCTGCCCGCCGGGGCTGTTGATGTCCAGCAGCACGGCCCGCACGCGGTCGTCGGCGCCCAGGGCCGCCAGGGCGGCGTTCAGAGCCTCATAGCTGGTCAGGCCGCACAGGGAGGCCATCCAGTCATAGCGGGCGCTGAGGGTGCCGCTGATGGGCAGCACGGCGATGCCGGACGGGGACAGGGCATAGCTGGTCATGCCGCCGCCGACCTCGACCATCTCCGCATCGCCCAGGGCGGCCAGGGCGGCCAGGGGACGCGGAGGAGCGGCATCGGCGGGGAGGATAGGGGCGGCGGGGATGGCGGCGTCGTGCGCCAGCCCCAGGCGCGGCGCCAGGGCGTTGATGGCCGCCGCATAGGCGCCGGGTTCCATCGCCATGATGGCGCCCGACAGGTAGGCCGCCACGCGGGCGCAGGTCGTGGTGTCCATCATCAGATGTCCTTTTCTTCGCTGTCGGGGTCGGGCGCGGTCGGCTGCGCCTGTCCCTGGTCGTCCACCTGTTTCGGGTCGGTGTCGTAGACCAGACCCATGCTATCGGCGCGCTGGCGGTCGGCGGCGGTTTCCGCGTCGACATCGGCGGCGTTGTGGCCGCGCTCGCCGACGACGCGGGTGCGGCTGGTGAAGCCCGCCCGCACTTCCGCCACCTTGGCGGCCACGTCCTGCACTGGGTTGATGTAGGGCCACGCCTCCGGCACCCACGACAGGGCGTCCAGGATGGCGGACAGGGGGATGGCGCCGGTAAGCTGGGCCAGCGTCCACCACCAGCGGCCCACGCCCTGGCAAAGCTGATGGATGATGATGTGGTGCTGGACCATCCGCACCCGGCGGCGGAACTCATTGAAAGCCGCCCGGTAGAGGCGGTCGTTGCCGCTGGAATAGTCGCCCGTCATCTGTTCATAGAGGATGCCCGTGGCGGCGGCGATGGCGCGGTACTGCACCTTCATGAAGTCGTTGTACTGGCCGCCGACATCGGCGGGAGCCGCGAATGTCACCTTCTGGCCGGGGTCCAGCACCTGGACCGTGCCGGGTTCCATCGCCACCACGTCATCGGTCGGGGAATGCGGGAACAGCTTCTTGACGTCTTCGGCATCCAGCCCGTCAGGGTAGGGGTTTTCCACGAAGGCGGTGAACAGGGCGGAGACTTTCTTGCGCACCAGTTCGGCGTCCTTGTAGTCCCCCAGTTCCTTGAGGGCCGCCATGACGGCGGACAGCCATGGCACGCCCCGGATCTGGCCGGGACGGTCGGGGCGGAAGATGTGCAGGATCTCCCCCGCCGGAACGCGGATGGGCAGGGCGTTGTACTGGCCGGGGATGATGTCCTGCGGGTGGATGGGATAGATCCAGTAGGCCACCCGCCGCCCTTCGGCGTCGAATTCGACGCCCTGGCGGATGTAGCCGCCATCAGGCGTTATCTCGTTCTTTTCCAGAACCAGGTATTCGCTTTCCAGCACCTGGAGACGCAGGGGCACGCCCGGCTCATCGTCCAGGATGCGGCGGCGCACCAGCACTTCCCCCGCTTCCACCAGCGCGTCCATCACCTGGGCCTGGATACCGTGCCAGTCGAGGGTCCCGTCGATGGCGGCGACGCCGCACCAGTCCCGCCACGCCTTGCGGACGGCGGCGTCCGGGATCTCCGCCACGATCCCGGCGCCGATGACATTGGCGGTCAGGCGGGCGCGGATGGTGGCGGCGTCGCCGTTCTGCCGCATCAGGTCGCGCGACTGGCGGATCAGGCCGTTGAGGCTGTAATCCACGGCGGCGGCGGGTCCCCAGCCGCCGGGACGCCATGCCCGCGAGCGGGGGCCGCCGCCGACCGTGGTGTAGGGGCTGCCCTGGATGGGGGCGAATTCCTGGCTGGTGGGGTCGATGCCCTGGCCGGGGGCGGCGTCGGCCCCCAGCGGCGACAGGCCCGACGGAATGTCGGCCCCCAGGCGGGACGGCCCCGCCGGAATGTCGGCATAGATGCCGGTGCCCTTGACCCGGGCGCGGATGCGCGCAGTCCTCACGATGCCCCCCTTACCACCCGCCGCGCCGCTGGAGCCGCAGATTGCGGCGCCGGGGCTTGGCGGGGGGATTGATCTGGTCCTGGATGCTGCGGGCGATGGCGATCATTTCGTCATAGCTGCGGTAGATGATCTCGCGGCCATCCATGCGGACGCGCAGCGCCCCCTGGGCGATGGCGGCATTGATCGCGTCCAGGTCGGCCTGCGTGTAAGCCATGGATCACCTCGACATGAAGGATGAGCGTCCGACCCGCCGCCGTGCTGACACGGGGGCCGGTGGGGGTGGTGCGGTTTCCGCCGCCGGGGCGGCGTCGGCCTGGGGCGGCGGCGCCACCGGCTGCATCGCCGCCTTGACGCGCAGCAGGGGAAGGTCGGACAGCATGTCCGTCTGCGCCGGGCCTGCCGGACGCCGGGCGGCGGCCAGGGCCGCCCAGACGTCCGGGGTCGCCCCCGCCTCGTTGATGACGTGGGCGGCCAGCGCCCGCGACCCTACCCAGGTATCGAGGCGGTCATTGGTGCCGGTCTTGATCCATTCCCGGAACGGGCGGCCCGCCTTCTCCCCCACCTTGAGGTATTCGGCGGTCAGTTCCTGGAAAAAGGTCAGGTCACAGTCGCGGTTGAAATGCGGCAGCCCCCGCCAGGGGTTGCCGTGCGGATCGAGCGGCGCCGAGGCCGCCCCCAGGCGGCGGTTCAGCGCCCCCATCAGTTCCAGTTTCATCGGCCATGTGCCGATGGGCCATAGCAGCCCCTTGCCCAGCTTCTGGCCGTTCCATTTGATATCGACCTTGGACGGGGTGCCGATGGGCGGCAGGGCCGGACCATGGCGACCGTCGGTGGCGAAGACCCGCTCAAACCCCGTCCGCTTGAGGTCGCGGGCGAATTTGTAGACGCGATGGCTGATATAGCCGCTGTCCACCCCGAAGGCGTCGATGGGCCAGTACCGCCCGTCCGTATCGGGATAGCGCCAGCGCACCCGCTCCGCCAGGATGGCCCACACGCTGTCGCTGGTGGGGTCGCCCTCGATGGTGAAGCCGTCGATGTGCCAGCATTCCATCCCGGCGCCCCAGGCGTAGACATCCCCCTTCAGCGCGTGGCCCTGGACGTCGCAGAAGCCGGTGATGAACAGGGCGCCGTCCGGCAACTGGCGGGAGGGGTAGTCCTCCACCAGCGCCACCAGCTTTTCCGCCGGGGGGCCGTCGCCCTTCTCCTCCCAGGCGCGGCCCAGGGTCTGCTGGAAGAACACCTTGAGCTTTTCCGGGTCGCTGCCCGCGTCCAGTTTCTCCTTGGCGGTCGTGTCCCAGCTCACCCACACGCTGTAGGCCTGCCAGATGTGGAAGCTGGGTTCCCGTCCCCGGCTGTCGCGGTCGCGGAAACGGTCCAGATGCTCCGGCGGCACCACCGGGCCGGGGGCCTCATCGTCCGGGTCGGCGGGGTCCGCCGGGTAGGTCTTCAGCCACACACCCGCCTGCATCATCCTCTCTTTGTGGTGCTGTTCGATGCAGCAGCCGTGGGCGGCGCACACGAAATAGGCGCCGTGGGGGGCTGTCGCGCTCACCCAGCGCAGGTTTTCAATTTCCAGCACCTGCCATGCCCCGCACTCGGGACAGGCGACGTAGCGGCGCCGCTGGTCGCCCGCCTCGTACTTGGCGGTGATGCGGCAGGCGCCTTTGATGCCGGGGGTGGATGGCCAGTAGCATTTGGCGCCCGACGTCTCCCGGTACGCCTTGGTGCGGGCGATGGCCTGATCCTGCGGGTTGCCGCGCTCCCCCACGTCCTCCGGCCATTCCGACACCTCCTCCCCGATCACGATCCGGTAGGACACCATCTGGAGGGCCTTGGAGCTGCTGGCCGTCGCAATGTTGAGATAGCCACCCCGGAAGCGTTTCATGCTGGTGGTGGAGCCGTCCTCATCCCGGGCCTTGGTCGCGCGGACCTTGGCTTTCAGGGACGGGGTGGCGTCGATCATCGGGTTGAGTTTGACCCTGACGTACTTTTTCTGTTCGTCCAGGCTGGGTAGCAGGACGAGGCAGGGGGACGGATCATCGTCGATGATCTGGCCCAGCAGATTGAGGCCCCCTTCCGACTTGGCCGTCTGCGCCGACCCCACCATGGTGACCTCGAAGGCCGGGTGCGACAGCGACAGGCATTCCATCACCTCCACCATGTGCGGGGCGTGGCGGTGCAGATACTTCACGTCCTTCCCGCGTGCATACGGGCTGCCGCTGTCCGCCGACACCATGCGTTCTTCCGCCGCCCAGGCATTGACGGTGCGCCGCTTCGGCGGCACCACGCCCTTGGCGAAACCGTCCACGAACGTCGTTCGGCCACAGGCGAGGCCGGGCAGCTTCTCACGCAGGGGGGCGGCTGAGGGCATCGATCAGTTCCGCCGCCTTTCGGGACAGCGCCTCCATCACAGCCCGGTCGGAGGCTTCCAGCGCCGCCGCGATGGCGCGCACTTCCCCCAGGCCGAGCAGCTGGCCCGCCAGATCGTGCCGCCGGGCCAGCAGGGTCTCGCGGATGGCAGCACCCAGTTCAAAACCCGCGTCGCCGACCTCATCAACCGGGACGAGGCGGCGCTCACGCTCCGCCAGATCCATTTCCGCTTCGGCGGCTTCCGCCAGGGCGCGGCGCAGTTTGGCTTCGCCCAGGCGGCCTTCGACGCTGGTGGCGCGCATCAGCGGCAGGTCGTCGCCGTCCGAGGGTTCATCGGTCTTCTGCGGGGCGATGCCCCGCGCGATCTGGGCCGCCCGCTGCTTTTCCGGGTCCAGCAGGTTGGCGCGGACTTCCATCACCTCCGCCAGATCCAGCAGGGGGCGGGAGGCGGTGCCGTGGTTGCGGTAGTGCTGCTGGGCCAGTTGGCGGGAGATGGTCGCCGGGCTCACCGGCTTGCCCGCTTCGGTCAACGCCTTGGCGATCTCACGCACGCCCATCAGCTTGCGTTGTTCCATGGCGTTTCACCTTTGTTGCAACGTTTCAGGCTGTTGCACCACCCCGGAAACACCCGCACTGGAAAAGGCCCGCGCCAAAATTCGCTGTGCTTCAGGCGGGGGCGGCCAGGGTCCCCCTATCTGGGGAAGCGGATGGATGGGGGTGGCGGGTCGTACTTGCCGAGGCGGCAGCCAAGCGGCGGTGGGTGTGGCGGCCCGATGTCGGTTCTTCAAATGGAAACGCC